CACACGGCGAGCTGGTGATTTCCGCCGCCACGTCCATTGCCTCGGTGTCGACGTACAGCAGCGTCGTCCATTGTCCCACCGAGTTTTGCACTAAATTGCTACAGGACGCGAGGGTAATTACGTCCGTTGAGTTGCCGGGCGCGGGCGAGGAAGGCCCGTTTGTAAGCGCCACCGAAAGCGTGGTGCTCGCCAGCGTGGCTTGCGCGTGCAGGCATCCGAAGGACACCAGCAGCAGCGCAGCCGCGAAAAGGACTTGCTTGATTGTTTTGGTCATTTGGTCGATTAGTCTCCTGTTGGATTGGCGGGGCCGGGCTCGTCCGGCCCCTGGCTGCCTACTGCAGGCTCGCGATCCGGACCGCGCAATTGTCCGGGTACAGGTTGCCGAAGCCTAGCAACACGTCGAAGCGGTTCACCATCTTGCGCTCGATGGGATCGAACATGCGGACGAACGCGATGCTGATGCCCGTTTTCGGGTCTCGCGCCTGGCTCGACATTTCGCAGGCCTTCGGAATTTCCAGCTTCACGCCCACCAGGGCGAAAGCGTCGCGGTGCAGCGCTAGGCCGTTCATGCCGGTTTTCGCGGCTCCGTTGGACATGGTGGTGCCCGGCATCAGGGCCACGTACGCGTTCACCTGCGGTAGCGCGTCCACGTTCTGGTACGGCGAGCCGGGACCGATCAGCCCCTGCGTGCCGGCTTGGATTTGCAGCGTGGCCGCGCTCGACGAGGCCGAGGTGTTCTGCGTGATTAGGATGTTCTTCAGCGTTCCGGTGGAACGCCGGGTCCCCGGGTTGACGTTGTTCACCGCGGCGATGGTGATGATGTCCCCCGCGTTGAAGGTGTCGGCCGATCCGCAGCTCACGGCGATGGCAGTCACCGCCCCGGTGGCGTTCGTGGTGACACCCGTCACCTGTACCCCGGTCGCTTGATTGGCCCACGTGCCCGTCGTCTGGCTGTAGAGGGACATCGATTCGTCCCACTCGAACCCTTGCGCGTAACCGTAATAGCCTTCCCGGAAGGCCTTCGCGACTTCGTTTTGCGGGTTGAACTGCAACGGCGTCGAGCCGCTGACCAGTGTCCGCATCATCTGCGGCGTCACGATCATGCCCTTTTGGCCCGGAGGACACGCATTTTCGATCAATCGCGCGCGCGCCTGGCCGTAAATGTCGAAGGTGGTCGGCGTGGTGCCGAGCGCTCCCACTACGTTGTTGGTGTTCGCCAGCGCCCATCCCGCGGCGCGGGAGTCGATCTCCTGAGCGAGCTGCTGGACGGCCTTGTCCAGGTACTCGGCCTTGAACTTCTCGCGGCCCCGTTCCAACTTCAAGGCCTGCTCGATCGAGTCGTATTCAAAGTGGATGCCGAAGATCTGATCGCACATCACCGTGGTGAAGATGCGGTTGATCCCCTGCGGTTGATAGCCCAGCCCGGAAGTCACCAGCCAGCGTTGCGGCAGGGGCACTCGTACGGTTTCCCCTACGGCGAATTCCTTGGTGAACTGGTCGTTGTAATCGGTGTTGAAGTACTGCGCGATAGCGAGGTTGTTGATGAGGCCACGGAGGGACTCCTGGCACAACCAGTCGACTACCTGAAAAGTGTTCGCCACGTATGATCCCCTTGCGCGGCGTCACGAGAAACGCTTGCCCTTACCGCCGGCGTCTCGCCACGTCCCGCGCGTTCATGATCCGCTGGTAGGCAGCGGTATCACCGGCTGCGATCGCGGCTTCGGCGTCGTCCACGGTATTGCCGGCGCTCTTGCCGCTCAGCTCCGTGGCCGGCCTCCGGGCCGCGCTCGTGATTTTCGGTTTAGGAGATGGCAGGGGCTTTGGCTCTTCTTCGGCGGGGGGCGCTCCCAGGATGGCGTCTTCCACGCGGTGAATCTCGCGCGCAAGCTTGGCGGGTGAAAGTTTCGACACCCGCACCTGCTCGTCCTTCGGGAGCCGGTAGAAATGCATCACCAGCTCCGGCCCTACTTCGCTCTCGATAATCATCGGCGCCACGCCTCTGGCCGTGAAGAATCTGCCCACAATGTCGTCGGCCGATTGATATTCCGGGTCCGCTTCCATTGCGGCAGATCGCCGTTCCTGCCAGCTATCGTTGGCCGCCTTCGCCGTCGCTTCCTGCTCGCTTCGCTCCGCCGCCTGGCGCTCCCTCAAGGGCGCGTTCATCCGCCATTCGACCATCTCGTCGAAATACTTGATCTTGGCCGCCTCCAGCTCTTCCCACGTCCCGGTCCACTTGGCGGGATCGGGGGGAACGGGCCTTCCATCGGCCGGCGGTGGTGCCGCTGCCGCCGCTGCGGGGGCTGAATCCGCGGTTTGGTCAGCCGTCTTCTTCGGCGCGGCGCCGTCAACCTCGGCGCGCAATTGCGCGCGCCGGCGAAGCAGCTCTGCGATCTCGGCGGACAGTTGGCCTTTGCGGCGCTCTGCCCTTGTCTCCTGTACTCTCTCTCCGGTGTCCGTCGCCGGTGCGATTGGTTCAGCCTGGATAGGCTCGGACGATGGTGTCTCTTCCTTCGCGGGTGCCGGATCCGCTTCGTCTTTCGGCTGCGGTGTGCCGTTTCTCAGCCAGTCCAAACGTCCCTTCTCGTTCAGAGTGTCCAAAAAGTCCGGCGCTTCTCCGGTGGATGACGAATCCACCACTTTGTCGTCTGCCATACGCAACGCTCCTTACAACTCGCGGTTCTTTTACGCCTTCCGCGATAGGCGAAATTGCTAAACTCGAGGCATGCGGGACGCGCTGCAGGGACCTTGGCCGCTTAGCCTTGAGCAGATGCGGGAGGTGTCCCAGAAGGTTGCGAAGACCCTCCTCCCGGACTGCTTTGTCCTGGTGTGGCCGCGGCTTGGGCAGCCGCCGCTTCCTGCGCCGATTGCTGCAAGCTCGCTTCGTGATCCCGGTCCGCCTGCGAGTCCATCGTGTCCATCGCGTGCTGAATAGCTCCAACTTGCGCTTCCAGCTTCGCCACCGCCGATTGAACCCCCGCCTGCAACTCCGCGATCCGCACCTGCGATTGAATCGCCAGCCGCTTAGTGTCTTCCTGCATCGTCGCGATCGCCAGCTTCGCGTTCACGTCCGGAAGCTTCGCCGCCAATTCCTGCTGTAACTTCTGGATCACAGCGGCCTGCTCCGTCAGCGTCTGTTTCTGCTGCGCCATCATCTGCTGCGCCGCCGGCGGCAATGGCGGCCCCTGCTGCCCTTCCTGCGCCGCGATATCCGGTGGCACCAGGCGCTTCGCAATCTCGTCCCCGATCGGCCCCAGGTTTTTCAGCTTCACCACCAGGTCGCCGATCCGCGGCATGATCTGCGGGTTCTGCGCCAGCTGGTCGGCGAACTTGCTCTCCTCGTCTCGCTGCGATTGAGTGCTCGGCCCCGTGGCGATGGTCACCGCGTGCCGCCCTTCGCCGATCCTGTAGTGATACTCCTCGCCGGTCTGCGGATCCCTGAACGCCTCGTTGATCCGCACCACTTTGTGCTTCCCGTCCGCCATCCGGATCCCCACGTCGCGCTTCGCGTCGTAGACGTAATCGATCTGGTCGTCCATGATGCGGCCCATGTGCTCCAGGAACCCGTCAAATTTGTCGATGAAGTGGAACGATCCCTGGCTGGATTGATCGTCCAGCGCCCTGACCGCCACGCCCGATTGCGCGTTGGTATCGTGCTTCCCGACTGAAGTGTTGTACATCCCCAGCGCCGACTGGATCGCCCTCTTATAGCTCTCGGTCAGGATCTCGACCGATTCTAGTGGCGCTTCCCAGTGATTCCACACCGGCAGAGGAAGAATATTCTCGCCCGTGTCCTCCGTCTTCGCCTTCGCATAGATGAACGGCCGCGGCGAGTGGCCGATGTGCTGCACCTCGTCTTCGTGCCCCTCGAATTGCCCCTCATAGGCCATCCACATGGCCTTGGGCATCATCCCCAGCAGTTCCAGCCCCGTGGTCTGCGCGTAGCAATAGGCCATGTAGGCTTCCCGCGCCAGGCGGATCAGCGATTCCACTTTGAGCTGAGAGCCGCCGCCTTCGTCGACGTACTTTTCTCTGCCGAAACAGCAGCCGATCGGAATATACTTGCCGTCCTGCGGGTTCTCCTCGAGGATTTCCACCCCGTTGGTCAGGTACTGGATCACCTCCCGCTCTTCGCTGTCCCTCTCGTTCAGGATCTTGTGCGTGCCCTTCGGGACCGTGATCCCATCGCCGATGTCGCAGTCTCTCGCCAGCGTGACCGTTTCGCTGCCGGTATCCGCGTCTTCCATCTCGTCGGCGAAGACGTTCATGCCGCCGCCGATGTCCAGGCTGAGCAACGTGCGCGTGGTCTTTTCGACTTTCCAGTATTCCGCCACCTGGATGAAGTCGTCCTTCACCCACATCGGCAGTTCGCGCATCTGCTCGGTCGAAAAGTCGGTCGCGGTTGCCTTTGGCCAGCGCTTCTCGAAGTCGCTGCGCCGCACCATGTCGGTCACAAAGCAGTAGCCCATGTCCGAGCGGTCTTCCTGCTTCGCATCCGGATCCACCCACACGGTGTTGGGATTCGGAATCGGCCTCACCACCAGCTCCTGATCGAACGAATCCGGCGAGACGTACCGTTTCGAAACCCGCGCGTAGCCGTAGCCGCGCTGCGTCACGTTCTCCATCACCTGCGAGTACACCGCCTGCGCCCGGCTCGCGTATTCGATCTGCCGGATCAGGTTCGCGCGGAACTCCGCCGTCTTGTCGGTCGCCCCCCCTCCCGCCGGGTCCACCTTCACCGCGCGCTTGTTCTGCCGCACGTCGTTGATGAGCTGGTTCAGATACTGATTCAGCTCGTCGAAGGCCACGCACGGGCGGCCGGCCGCCTTGCGCTCCGCCTTGTCCTTCGGGTCCCACGGGTCGCCGGAGGCATACCGCATGTCGGTGTTCCCCTCGTCCCGCATCTCCTTCCAGAACTTCACACAATAGTCGAAGTTGTCCCGGATCTCTTTCAGGAGATCTTGGTCGCGACTGCCTATTCTCGACATTTTCGGGTACGGGCTTTAGGGCGCCGGGAGATCCTCTGACTGGGTTTCGCGATGCTCCTCCGGCAGCACAGAAACCAACGGCCCAGTAGTTCGTTGACCGTCGGTTCGACTTCAATTTCCCACATAGCGGCTCCCCTCCTTCCGCCTGATTGCTGGGCACTTCGGACAGATCAGGTTGGCGTCGATCCCGTCGAATACCCAGCCCCTGTCTCTCGCCCTGGCGACCGCTTCGGCGCTCGCCTGAATAGTTTCCGCCCGCGTGCATTTCGCGCACACCAGCTCCAGCAGTCCTCGCGCGGCGGGATTACCAATCTCGTTCACTCTTGACTTATTGCTCCAGCGCGTTGGGGCTCGGCCCGGCTGCCGGTACGGGAGGCGGCGCCGGTGCCTTGATCCCCAGGTGCTTCTGAAGATGAGCCATCAGTTTCGGCCCTTCGCTGGCGCCAAAGACGTGCTCTTCGTCCGGATGAGACGGCCCCGGTCCGGTGCTGTAGGCGAAGACATGCCTTACTAAGTGGCCTCCGGTCTTTCCCGGCCTAATCTCGATGTGCCTCAGCACCTTCGGTCCCATCGCCGGCATCTTGGTCCCCTTCGGCTCTTCGCTCTCGCGGAAGTTGTATGCGTGTCCCATCTATTCCCCCAGGATCCTGTTGGCCTTCGCGTCGATCTTCGCCTTCGCCGCGCTCGACAGCTTGCCCTTCTTCACCATCTGCGCCGCGCGCGCCTTCGCGTTCGCGGCGTGCGATTTGTCCGGCATCGGATACTTCCGCTCTCCCGGCAGCCCGAAGGTCGATTTCGCTAGCGCTTTGCGTTTCGCTGCCGTCAGCTCGCCACCGGACCCCGGCGCGGCTTTCTTCTTCTTCGCTGGCTTCGGCCGCTCCTGCTGCCCGCCCTTGCGCCAGTCGTATACGTGCGCTTCGTGCTCCGTCTTCATGCTTTTTCTCTCCGGCAGCCGTTTGAAATCGGTTGCCCGTTCCCACTCGCGCTTCTGGGCGCTCGTCAACGGCGAAGCGCTCGACTCCAGGAACCGCTGCTGCGCTTTGCTCTTGAACGGCATCTTGTCCTTACAAACTCCGCAGTTTTATAATCGGCGTGTGAAGCACCAGCTCCCCTACCTCTCCGACGAGGAACTGGAGCTGATCCTCTGTTTCCGCCGCTTCAATGCGCGCGAGCGTAAAAAGTCCGAAGTCTTCGCTTGGCCTACGACCAGGCCGACACCGGCCGAGGTGCCTGCTCCTCTTTTGGCGCTTTCTTCCGCGGCAGCCTGAGCCCCACCGCGCACTGCCGGAACGCGTCGGCCGCATGAGAAGCTTCGTCGTGCAATGGCTCCCGCGTCGGTACGCCCAGCGTCTGCACGGTCCCGTAGCGGTAGCGGCGCAGATGCTGTAATCCTTCCGCGCACCTGTCCGCGTCGAACCAGCACTGCGGAAAAATCGTCCGTACCGCGTTAATCCCATCCACGATCGACAGCCGGTCCAGCACCGTCACCCTGCGGCCCAGCGCCCGCATCAGCTCCTCGACCGATTTGCCCGTCCCCATCGTGTGGGCTTTGGCGTCGTGCGGCAGGTAATCCGTCCCGTAGACGTATCCCTTGCTCTGCAGCAGCCTCACGCAGTCCGCAATCGACTGGTGCCGCCCGTCGGCATAATCGATGATCCGGTATTCGAACGGAAACGCCTGCACGAACCAGATCGCAAACAGGTCTCCCCAGCCCAGGTCCCAGAAGGTGTGCACCGGCGCGGTCGCATCGTAAGGCACCTTCGTGATGCGCTGCTCTTTTTCCGCCGCCGCCATCTCCTCCCGGTACACGGCTCCCTCGACCGCGATTTTCGTCGCTCCGCCGTAGATCACGTCGAAGGTCGCGGGATCCGTCTCGCGCAGGTGCTCGATTTTCGCCCGCGACGTTTCCGACAGCCACCGGTTATCCTGGTAGCTCGTGCGCACCACCACCGCACCAGGCGGCGGATTCCTCACCCACCGCAGGTACGTCTCGTCCGTGGGGAGTTCCGGGTTGAAACTGCACCAAATCTCGGACCCTTCCTTGCGGATGGTCGGGATCACCACCTCCCACGAATTCCGCGAGACGTTGGCCGCCTCTTCCACCCACACCCCGTCTAACGATTCGAACGATTTGATCTGATTGACGTTGTGCTTCAACCCGGCGAAGACAAACTCGCTATATCCCGGCGTCTCGAGCGGGCGGCCGTACATCCCGGTCCGGTAGAGCACCGTCCCCGCGATCCGCGCCTTCTCCACCCGGAAGTACTTTTCCAGCCCTAGCCGCGCTATCTGGTCCGCCAGCAGCCAGTGGACCGATTCCGCGATCGATTGCTGCGTCTCTCGCGCGCACAACCATCGCAGCCGGTTCTGCGCTCCCAGAATCAGCAGCGCCCGCGCGATCGACCAGCTCTTGATCCCATCGCGCCCCCCGTAGAGGATCTTGTACGGGTGCGGCTCGAACAGGAACTGCACTTTATCGGGAAACTCGACCCTCACGGCGCCGCTGGCGCGTCCGGCTTCACAAAGACCACTTCGAGCGTCGCCTGAATCGGCCCCCCGTTCGGCCCCGTCAGCTCGGCCGAATTCTTGTATTTCTCCGGCTTTGCTCCGCGCAGCAGGAACTGCATCAGGCCTCCATCGAAGCGCCGCACCGATCCGCACTTCTGCCCTTGGTAGAAGACCGGCTCTAGCCATCCCGCGGTAGCTCTCTCCACCGCCGCACTTTCCAGGAAATCCCCCGCGACGATCTTTGCCCTTTCGAAGGCCTCCGCATACTTCGGGTATTTTGCGAGCCACCGGTAGTGCCGGCGCGGGTTGATCTTGGCCGCCCTGGCCGCGGCCGTGATGTTGCATGTGCGCCGGTAGACCGCTAGGAAAGCGCGGGCCCGCGCTACCTGGCCGGTCCGGACCTTCTCAGGCATCCGCCTCCGGCGCACAGAGGGCCGGCCCCGAGAAATCCTGCCCTCTTCGCACTGCGCAGATTTTCTCGCTCACCAGTTCGCGCTCCGCCCAAGACTGGAACGCCGCAAATCGCCTGGTGATTTTCACGTCCATGACGATGTTGGCCGCGCTCCACAGCGCGTTGATGACGATGACTCCAACCGCCAGCGACGGTGCAATCCATGTGGGGTTCATGCCGTGTGCTCCCTTGTATAGGCCTCTCGTGAACAATCGTGCAGCGGCCCCCAACTGAGACCACGAAGCTCGCGCACTGAGTCGCGCCCGAGGCCCCCTCTCCTGAAGGACACCGGCTGCACCGCGGCGAAGTAATCCCGCAAAGGGTAAATTCCCGCTTCCACCAGCGCTGCCCCCATCCGCTCCTCGATCCGGTACACCGCGTGGAAGAAGTTTCCCCGGCTGATCTTCAGCTTGCGCGTGCACGCGGGCCATTCCCGGCCGCGCAGGAAATGCAGCACGAATATACTGTGGTGCGCCGCATCCAGGACGCGCCGCGCCGTGATCTCGAAGTCCGCCACGAACTCTACGTCCGGGAGCCCGAACCCGATACACGGATGAGCCGCCTGCCCATGAGTCGCCGAGTTCCACACGATCTCCAGCCGGATCCGCGCGTAGCGTTGGCCCTCCATCGCGCGCGTCTCCCGATATCGGGAGAAGCAAGCGGCGAAGACCCCGC